AAACCTGCCGACAGCACCGGCCTTTCCACGCCACCGACGACAACGGTCCGGGTGGTCGTGTCGGATGTTGACGCGGACGGACCCTGGATTTTGCAGGGCGACGAGAACAGGTCCGTGAATGTCGCGACCTCCTCGCCGTCGGAGTTCATCGCCGTGTGACCTGTGGGGCGGTAAGCGGTCCCAGTGTCGGTCATCATGGCCTCAGCCGCACGGCGCCCGGCCAACGTGGCCGACTCAACACTCATGGCGAACCGGTGTTGAGTAGGGGCGAATACTGTGACCACATCACCGTGTCCGCCTCGAACGTCGGGCGCGTGGAGAACGCGTCAGAGACCGTCGCGGGGGAAAGCAGCTCCCACCACTCATCCGAAATGTAAACCTGCCCGCGCGCCTGCGCGGCCGAGAGGCCGAACGAGTAATCGTCGATCTTCTCGTTCTGCTTCCCGTCAGGGTTGCGGACCTTCAGCACCACGGACTCGCGGGTGACGTACCCGACCGCACCCGCGTCGAGCAAGGACAGATCACCCAGCCGTAACCGGATCTGGACCTCGGCGTCCGAAATCCACAAGGTGATCTGCTCCTGCTCGACAGGGTCAGAGATGTAGCGGCCGAGGCTGACACCCACGTCCTCGTAACTGACCACGGCCGCTCTCCTCTCACTCTTGAACTCGACGAACGACCAGGACTCAGTAAGCCGCCGTGCCCTTGGTGTAGGCCACGAAAGCGTTCTTGTCGCCGACCACAAACCCGAAGTACGCCTCAACGAGGAGGAGCGTCAGGTTCTCCTGGAACGCCGAGTGCCAGGTCGTGCCGTCGTAGTAGGACGCCTCGGTCGACTTGGTGATCGCGATGTCCATGCCCTGACCCCACGCGGCCTGCGACCAGTCGCCTCCGAGGCCACGGAGCAGCGTGTCAACGCCACCCGCGCCGGTGGCGGCGATTGTCGCATTCGAGGTGGCGGCGGTGCCACCGGTCAACGCGGTCTGGTTGACCGCGAACGGGGCGGCCGCGCCGAACACGTTCGCGCCCTGTGTCGGGAATGTGAACGTGTACGGGCCACCAGCGGCGCCTGTGACCGTGACTCCCGCGTAGACCCCACCCCACGCCTGGACGGCGGTCTGCACCGTCGCAGCGGCGGCGTTGAATGCGATCGCAGCCGAGTTGCCGCCCGAGGACAGGAGGAACGTGCCACCGAGCGGGGTGCCGACGATGGTGACGAGCTGCACGGTGTCACCTGACCGCCAGTACTTGCCCGACACGCCCTTGCTGAACGATGTGGGGAACCCGGCGAGAGTTCCACCGATCCCACCAGCCGCGGACGCGTCGTTGAACAACGGGCGCCCCTGGGTGTCGGTCTGCAACATCGTGTCGATCTTGAACCTCGGGTCCGCGGCGATACCGGTGAAGTCGAAGTTCTTGTCCACGACCTTCCCGGCGCCGGTGACGATGTCGGTGTAGATCCCGCCCGTGGCCTGCGACGCGGTGCCAAGGGCAACCGAGTTGGGGGTCGCGGACAGGTAGTCGGCGAACGGCCCAGCGCCACCGGTGCGGAGGTCCTTGCCGTTGATCGCGGCCTGGTCGAACGCCCTCGCGACCGCAGTCGGAAGGTCGGCGGCCAGTTGACCGTACAGGCCAGCCGGGTTGGTCAGAACGACCTCCGAGGAGACCGGGACGAGAAGGGCGACCTTCTTGCCGGTCATGATCTTCACACCGACACCGACCTGGGCGGCGGGCTTGACGCCGCCCTCAGACACCCACCCGGCAACGGGGATGTCCATCGGGACGGGGATCGCGGTGGTTGCCGACACCGACAGGGGAACCCTGCGGGCGAGCGACATCACCGCCGACTGCTCGGAGGCTTTCGCGAAGATTGGTCCGGTGACGTTGGCGGGCAGCAGAGTGCTGTTGGCCGCGTTGAGTTGGGTGGGCATGAGTGTGTCTCCTTCGGAGGGTTACATTTTCTGGATGAAGTCGGCGAATGCCGTTGCTGGGTCGCTGGCAGCAGCCTCGCCGCTGCCTCCCTGAGAGAGGTCGGGGCGCGGGCCGGCCACCGGTGCGGGTGTCCGCCCATCCCACAGAGCCGCCTGTTTCCGCATCGTGTCCTCGTCGGACGCGGTGAGGATCAGATCGACGTTCTCGGTGATCCCAGTCTCTGACGCAATCCGGTAGCGCAACGCGTCCGACGTCGCCTTGGTGGCGTCGTCGCGGGCGTCTTTCGCTTCCTTCTGCGCCTTCTCCAGATCGGAGAGGTTGGCGGCGGCAATTTCGTCGAGCTGCTTCTGCAGCTTCGTCGCAGACAGCTCAGCGGCTTTGCGGGCGTCCCGCTCGGCCTTGAGTGCCTTCTCGCCGTTCTCGCCCAACGGTTTGTCGCCGGCGACAGGTTCGCCCTGTGGCGGCGTGACGACCGTGGGTGTGGGTGTGACTGGGGGGGTTGGATCGGGCATGGTGCTTCCTCCATCGCGGGGGTGATCCGACGACATCGTGTCGCCGAAGAATGTGGGGGCTACAGGATGTAGCCGTAGAGCCTGAGAAGTCGTTGCGCGTCGGCGCGGTCGGCGGCGATCTTGTAGATCGTCTCCGGCATGATCCGCGGGCGTTTCCCCAGTCTTCGACCGGTTGCGCTACGCCTAGTGGTGCCCGTCGTCGTCACAAGTGCGTCACGTCCGCCGATCTGCGCGGTCGACATACCGGAGCGCGCGTTCACAACCTGGGACATGTCCGCGCCGTCACGGATCGCCTGCGCACCATCTTCTGTGAAAATCTTGTTCTGCTCGGCCGCGGACAAACTGCGAAAGTAGGTGTCCGGGTTCGTGGTCAGGTCGTGGGCCACGTTCTCCGTGGTCGGGATATGGCGACAATCACACAGCGGATGGCGGCGGAACCCTTCGTTCCACCCGAACCACTTCCCCGCGAGGATCACACACCGTGAGCACGACGGCGGGTTGAGCATCCGCACATACCCGACACGATTACGTGACGCGATCGACACGCTCGCCGCGGCCCGGGCAGCGTCCTGCAACTGCGTGGCGACCATCAACCCAAACTGGAAAGAGGACACCGCCTGGTCGAACAGGGTGTCGAGCGCTCGGCCGTCTGAGGCGATCCCCGCAAGCGCCGCGACAGCGACCGTCCCGTCGGGCGGATCAGATATTCCCTGCTCCGCGAGCATGGCATCGACCGCGGCGGCGGCGTCACGGGCGACAAGGATCTGAAACGCCGCGACCACCCGCGCCACCCGTCCCGACCCATCCGCCCAAGCCTTCCGCGCAGCCACAACCCCGGCGGTGCTAACACGCTGCTGACGGACGTAATGCTCACGCGCCGACGACAGCAACCGGAGCCGCCTGCGCCGGACGCAATAGCTGCGCCATCAACGGGTCAACTGCCTCGGCCGCGAAATAGGCGCGCTCCTTAGCCTTCCGAGACTCAGACCAGCCGAGCTCATCCCAGTAACCCTCACGGGAGAGAACACCCGCCGCGTGACGCTTGGACAAGGCATCCTCACGTTGAGCGATAGTCGGGGTCGCGGCGTCGAACCAATCCACGCGCACCCTGTTGCCCTTCACCCACTCGCCTGTGGCGAACCGCATGGCGAGCGCGCCAACCCAACCGAGTGTCATCCCGACCTCCTCGCTCTGCGCCTCAACCGACTCGATCAACTGCGCCTCATCGGCCCGGATCGCGCCCTCGGCCGGCGGATTGGTTGTGTGCAGGCCGAAGTACCGGGCGGGGAAACCTGACACGGTGGCGGCCTGCTTGCCGTACAGGTTGATCGCAGTCTCGAAGTTGTTGAGGTCAGCGGCGGAAAGCTGCCCAAACTTGGCGGCGGGGTCAGTGAGAAGGTGGATGGCGTCGAAATAGGCTTCCCACTGCGGCGTGGGGTTTCCGGCGGCGTCAACGAAATCGCCCTGCTTGACGCCGGTGGCGAAAAGGTGGGGGACACCGTGCGCCTCGACCGCGAACTGCAAGTTCGTCAACGTCCGGGCAGCCGAGTCAGTGAGCGGGATGATGTCGGTCATTTGTGACTCGCCCACCCACCCGCCAGACATGCGGCGGTTCAGGTGCATCACGACCGGGACCGCGCCGAGCATGTGCGGGTCGCGGTCAACCTCATGCCATCGGCCATCCGGGCCACGCTCCACCCAGACAGTCACGTCAGGCAGATGCAACGTGACCTTCGTTGGCCCATCTCCCGTGGGTGTGACACCGTAGAAACGAGCGGCCGACGTGACGACCTCCCGGCGCACGTCAACGATCGCGGTCATCTCACGCGGCGACTCCACACGGACCAGCGGCGACGACGGGTCGGCTTCGTTCGTGCCGACCGACATGTACGCCCGGCCGTAAATCATCCGGTCCCGGTTGAACATCTTCAGATGCGCGGACAGGTTCGAGTTGTCCCAGATCGCCCGCAGTTGCGGGTCGGCGGTCTCCTCGCCCGGCAGAATCAGCGACCGAACATTCTGCCGGTGCTCGATCGTGGAAACCACGACACGCGGCCAGTTCACGATCACCAGAAACCGGCGCATAGACGGCGGGATGGCCATGCCGAGCTGTTCGACGCGCTGCAACCCACGGTAATAGCGCAGGAGACGCTCGTCGTCGAACGCGGTCGCGTCAAGTTGGCGCTTCATCCGGTCGATCAGCTCAACCTCGGAGGGTGTCAGCGCCACAAGTCATCCCCTCCTCATCATCTAGGCAAACGGAAGTAGGTCGGGATCTTCTGGTCGGCCGAGGCCCGGACAATGCCGTCGAGCGCGGTCACGAGCGCCTGAATCCCGTCGATCCGCGACGTGGACTGCTGCCTGTTCGGCTTCACCGGACGAATATTGTCGGCGCCGTCATTCTTGACCTCCACAACCGACGCCATCCAACGCATCACCGGGT